TTTCGAGTAAACGGAGGACAACGAGGTCTCCGTAGCTGCGAAATCAGTATCATCGGTATCAAGAACGTACTTAGAAAAACGACTAGATTTAGATCGGTCGTATACGTCTGATTGCTCGTCCATTCCCTTTCCACGTCCCAACAGGAGCCCAAAATTCGCGTAATGCGCTTTATAGACCTTCTTCGAGTTGAAGAAAGGACTGCTATCATCCTTAAGAAAGAAAGTCTCACTGTTGATCTGACAAAGATCATCGGAGAAAAAGTTTTTCCCAAGGGATTTTTGCAATCCCATCATCTCAGAGATTCGGGTCCATTCCGCATATCGCTCTGGGGAGGCAGTCGCCAAATAATCATCTCCATTGAAAAGACAATCACCACGCGACACAATCTCCTCCCATCTGAGTTCCCGTCCCTCCACATTCTCCACAGACATCCAATGAATGATCGCATTCGCGACACAAAGGATAGGAAAGGACAGTTTGTTTCCCATTTGCTGTCCATTTGTCTGTTTCATAAAAAGCTCTTCCTCAGGCCAAAGAACGTTCTTCTGCTTCGGATACATCTTCTGTTCGTAGAAGATTTCGCTTTCCGCGAAAAACTCCCTTGAACGACGAAGATAATCCAGAAGGACAACGGGTTGATCCACGTTGTCGAGAGCGACTCGATTATTAATAACATCGAGAATAGCCATTGAGAGATCCTGATGAATGGAGTCTGTAGCGGCCGACCAGTCGCCGGAAAGCATCTTTTCCCCCTCGAAAAGCATCCTCACAACCTGACAAACATCCTCTTTTTCAAGAGAACGTCCAATCAGTTTAAAAGGAGACATTTTTCGAAGGAAGTCCCACAAAGAGTGTTGGACTTGGGAGAAATAACGCTGACCGAGAGAGGTCGAGAGAGTCACCGTACGGACTTTTAAGGGTTCAAGAATGAAGGCCGGCCGTACAGCCGCTTCTGGTTGGTAGTGTAGTGTCTCGGCGAGAATAGTACGAAAATCAGGAAATCTAGAACGAATTTCCTTGACTCCCGGTCCATCCAGAGGATTCCAAGTACAAGCAAAACCAACCAACTCCCCGAAAGAAGGATTAAGAACATCCATACCATTTTGGGTACAGTAGAGATCCAGCATAAAGGACGCTGAACCTTTCTCCTTCCGAGTCTTTTCCATAGAACTGGAACTTGACTCTGTCTGACAGTCAGTCAGATCGGGACACCTCCAACCCTTAAAGATTTGATGGGCCTTAATTTGAATTGATTTAATCACATTCTCAATCAAGGGTGGTGGAACTTGGGTCATTGCAATTTGATGCTTTCGAACTGCTGCGACGACTTTCGCAGGGGACAGAGGTAGGATTCCCTTTTTGAAACCCATAAACACCGTTAGGAACCCTTCCCTGTTCGATGTTCGGAAACGATGACAGTTTCCCCTCTTCAGTGAGCACCACTTAAGCAACGACTTAGGAAAAACCCAGTCTTGCCCCGGCGAAATGATCTTCGTCGGTAATTCCAATCGATAAACGCTATTCCATACGATGTTTGTCTCGTACTTAACAACGTCCGTCAATCGGTCAAACAAAACCAGTAATTGGACTCTTTTGAACAAGTAGTCCACTTCTTCCCGTCCCACCAGTCGGCCAGTAACCACAAAGGCCAACTCCACGGCACGCTGTACATAGTCCTTAGCGTACCTAACGATGTGAAAGTCAAAATTCGCGCATTCTCTGCGGAATTGAGCCTTACTTTTTGGCACATCGTCACTGAAAAAGCGTCGCCGGAGAGCGACAGAACCTTTAACGTCGAAGAGAGAGAACAACTCATGGTCAGATAGGCTACAAAGCTGAAAATTGGTGCGGATCTTCTGCATCACTGACTCGAGTTTCTCCGAAATCTCCTCCTCGACTGCCCTGGATGTTATCAACGCCTGAGCAATCAGCGTTAAGGCATCATTCTGCGTGTAATTCTGGATGTAGGTCAAGATTTGATCCATTTGGTACAACACGC